CACATTGCAACTGACGGAACAGTAACAACTGGTGCAAGTGCATTATTAAAAGAAACAGGTACATTATATTATGAAATACCATCTGGAACATCAACTACAATTTACTATGCTTGTCAATATCACTCTGGTATGGCAGGTTCAATTGTTGTACAAGATGATACATCAGTTGGTGGTGTATCAGACATTGTAGATGACACAACTCCTCAGCTTGGCGGACAATTAGATGTTAATGGAAATGCAATTGGTGATGGCACTTTAGAATTATTAAAATTTTCTGAAACTGCTAGTGCGGTAAATGAATTAACTATTACAAACGCTGCTACAGGTAACGGTCCTCAATTATCAGCAACTGGTGATGATACAAACATTGATTTAAAATTAACTTCAAAAGGAACAGGTGATATTGTTGCTACAGGAAATATTGTACCAGGTGCAGACGACACATACGATTTAGGTGCTTCAGGTAATGTATGGGCTAACATCTATACTGGAGACTTAAATTTATCTAACGAGGCCAAAGAACAAGGCAATAGTGTTGACGGTACAAAAGGTAACTGGACTATCCAAGAGGGTGACGAAAACTTATTCCTAATTAACAACAATTCTGGCAAGAAATATAAGTTTAAATTAGAGGAGATTTAAAATGCCTTTTATCTCCAACGGCACAACAATACTAGACAATGGTGCTTTTAGTGTATCTTTAGGTAATCAGATTTTATTATCTGAACAAACCGCATCAGCTTCAGCTTCAATATCATTTACAAGTGGATTAGATAGCACCTATCCAATATATAAGTTTGAGTTTATCAATATACACCCGTCAGGAACAAACACTATATTTCAATTTAATATGAGTACAGATGGTGGTAGTAATTACAATGTCACTAAAACTACAACTTCATTTGGTGCATACCATGCTGAAGATGATGGTTATGCAGCTTTAAGATATGATGCACCTTTGGATTTAGCACAAGGAACAGGTTATCAACCTTTATTTGAAACAGGAACACCAAATAATGAAGAAAGTAGTGCTGGAACTTTAACATTGTTTAATCCATCTAGTACAACTTTTGTAAAACATTTTATAAGTGATTGCACAAATGCGTTTGAATATACAGTTAGAAATTTAGTGTCTGGTTATGGTAATACCACTTCCGCAGTTAATGCTATAAGATTTCAAATGGCTAGTGGCAACATAGATTCTGGAACAATAAAACTATATGGAATAAAGGACAGTTAAAATGGCAGTAGTATCAGGTGGAACAACATTAATAGACAATGGTGCTTTAGATTCTGGAGTACCAACAGGAAGTTTAATATTACTTTCAACTCAAACAGCTAGTGCAAGTGCAACAATAGATTTTACATCTGGTATAGATTCTACTTATGATTCTTATGTGTTTAAATTTATTAATATTCACCCAGCAACAGATAGTGTTGAGTTTTCTTTTCAAGTAAATGCTGTTGGTGGTTCTGGTTATAATGAAACTATTACATCTACTGCTTTTGATGCTTATCATAAAGAAGATGATTCTACTGCTGGAATAGAATATGATACTAATAGAGATAAAGCACAAGGAACAAGTTTTCAAGCTCTAAATTCTGGTCTTGATAATGATAATGATAGTTCTATGTCTGGGTATTTACAGTTATTTAATCCTAGCTCTACTACTTTTGTTAAACATTTTATGTCAAATACAAATACTTATTATGATGAGGGTTGGTCATTAGATTGGAAAATGAATGGGTATATAAACACAACATCAGCAATAGATGAGATACAATTTAAAATGAGTTCAGGCAACATAGATAGTGGAACAATCAAAATGTATGGAGTAAAATAATGGGACTAATATCTAACGGCACAACAATATTCGATAATGGCTCAATGGCATCTGGCTTTGGTGGAAGTTTAAACTTTATCTCAAAACAAACTGCTAGTGCTAGTGCATCTATTTCATTTACATCTGGTATTGATAGTACATATAAGGAATATGTTTTTTATTTTGTGGATATACACCCAGCTAGTGATGCTGTAGATTTACAATTTAATATGAGTACAGATAGTGGAAGTAACTATAATGTAACAAAAACAAGCACATCTTTTAGAGCATATCATCAGGAAAATGATGGTGTATCTGGCGTAGAATACAGAACAGATGATGATTTAGCACAAGGAACTGGATTTCAAAATCTTTCAGATGCTATAGATGGTGCAAATGATGCTTCATTTTGTGGTTATTTGCGTTTATTTAATCCATCTTCTACAACTTTTGTTAAACACTACATAGCAAACACTACATTTTTAGCTCATAGTGGAACTTCTGAATATAGTATGAATATGTTTGTAGCTGGTTACGGAAACACAACAAGTGCAGTTGATGCTATTAAATTTCAAATGAACTCTAACAACATAGATGCTGGAGATATAATATTATACGGTGTCAGTTAATGATTATAAATAGTAAAAAGAGGAAAATAAATGCCAAGATTTAAATTAGTAGATGGAGTTTCAATTCAGTTAACTGCTGAAGAAGAAGCAGCCAGAGATGCTGAAGAGGCTGCTTACGCTGCTGGCGCCTTTGATAGAGCAATTGCAAAAGTAAGAGAAAAAAGAGATAGATTACTCAAAGAAACTGACTATCTTGCTTTATCTGATAATACATTATCAACTGAAATGACAACTTACAGACAAAATTTAAGAGATATTACAAATGGTGTAACAACTGTTGCTCAAGTAAGTAGTATTACGTGGCCTACAAAACCTTAATGGAAGATGTATAAATATAAGAAAGAATAAAAGATTATGCCAGCAATTATAACAAATAAGTTTAGAATACACAATTCGGAACAGTTTTTTGAATCATTTTCAGAAGCTGCACCTAATGTTTATTACTTAGGAATTGGTAGACCACAAGATTTTACTACTTCTACTAGACCAGACGGAAGAACAGAAAACGAAGGTACGGATTCTGCTTCACCAACACCTACAGATTCAGTCGTAGAAGAATTTTATACTTTTGACGATTTACTGGCAGTTAAAAAAATTACAAGTTCAGATATATCAAAAGTTATTCCAAGAAGAAACTGGACAAGTGGTGCTGTATATGATATGTACAGACACGACTATGGTAGATACATTACAGGTACAACAACAGCAAAAACTTCAACAAGTGGTGCTTCAAATTTATATGACGCTACTTTTTATGTAAAGACTGCCGCTAATAGAGTTTATAAATGTTTAAACAATGCTAACGGTGGTGCTGTCAATGATGAACCTACAACAACATCACCATCAGCAACACAAACTACAGGTGATGGTTACGTATGGAAATATATGTACACATTATCATCTTCACAAGTTGCAAATTTCTTATCTACAGATTTTATGGCAGTTGCATCCGATTCAGGTGTACAATCTGCTGCTCTTAACGGTGCAATTGATACCGTTATTGTTAAATCTGCTGGTACAGGCGGAACAAACGGAACACATACAAGTATTCCAATAAGAGGTGATGGATCAGGCGGTGTCGTTTCTGTAGTTGTTTCTTCTGGTTCTGTTTCAAGTGTTACAGTTACAACTGCTGGTACAAATTATACATACGGATATATTAGACTTGCAGATATTAATTCTGCTGGTGCTGGTGCATTAACAGGTGCTGAATTAGATGTAATTATTCCACCAAAAGATGGACACGGTGCAAACGCTGTAGAAGAATTAGGTGGTTTCTTTATTATGTTAAATCAAAATTTAGAAGGAACTGAATCTGCTAATTCTGGCGACTATACTGTAGAAAATAATTTTAGAAAAATAGTTTTAATACGTGATCCACTTTCAGGTGGTTCTGCTGCTTCAGCAACAACATTAAGAGCAACTAAAGCAGTTAGATTTGCAAGTTCTCCTACTCCAGGCACATTTACAGTTGATGAAAAGATTACTCAAGCAACGACTGGTGCTGTAGGTAAAGTTGTAGAATGGGATGCTACAAATAGAATTTTATATTATATACAACCAAGATTTACAGACGAGGGAGTAGATAGTAACGGAAATCTGACAGCATTTTCTACTGCTGCTGTAATTACAGGTGCTAGTTCAAGTGCTACTGGAACACCTGATACATCAATTACATCAACAGTTAACAATGTTGTATTTACAGGCGGATATTCTGTTTCAGAATTAGACGCTGATACAGGAGACGTAATGTATATTGAAAATAGAGCACCAATCAGTAGAGCTTCAGATCAAACCGAAAATATTAAACTGATAATTGAGTTTTAGAGGGAAATAAATGCCAAGTCCAACTGACTTTAACCTCACGCCTTATTATGATGACTATGCTGAAAGTAAAAAGTTTCATAGAATACTTTTTCGACCTGCATTTGCTGTCCAGGCAAGAGAGTTAACACAATCACAATCAATTTTACAAAATCAGATTGAAAGAATATCTGACCACTTCTTTGAAAAGGGTGCGATGGTTATTCCAGGTGAGATTTCTTACGACTTGGATTATCGTGCTATTAAATTAACAAGTTTCTCTGGTTCAGCAACACTTTCAAACTTTGTTGGTAAAACATTTAAAGGTGCAACATCTGGTGTTTTAGGAACAATTGTAAATTCAGTTGTAACAGACGGTGTTGATCCTGATACTTTATTTGTTAAATATTTAAACTCTGGTTCTTCAAATACTGCAATTGCATTTTCTGACTCAGAAACAATAAACGAAAGTTCAACTGCTGGAGTTTTAGTAAGTGGTGGATTTAGTGCTGTTGTTAATTCAACTGCTACAGGTTCTGCTGCGGAAGTTGCTGAAGGTGTTTATTACATCAACGGATTTCACGTTAAGGTAGACAATCAAACTGTTATACTTGACAAATATACAAACACTCCTTCATATCGAGTAGGACTATTAGTAACAGAATCTTTTGTTGCTTCTACAGACGATAATAGTTTATTAGATAACGCACAAGGAAGTTCAAACGTAAATGCTCCTGGTGCTGATAGATTTAAAATTAATTTAACTTTACAAAAAAGAATTATTACAAGTTCGGATGACGCAAACTTTGTTGAGTTATTAAGATTAAGAAACGGTATTTTACAAAACCAAGTTAGAACAACTGAATATGCTGTATTAGAAGATACATTTGCTAGAAGAACATTTGACGAATCTGGCGATTATACAGTTAGAGATTTTGATTTAGATTTAAGAGAACATATCGTTGACGGTAATAATAGAGGTATCTATACATTAGCACAAGGCGGTAATGAAGCACTTATGGCTGCAGGTTTATCACCAGGAAAAGCATATGTTCAAGGATATGAAATCTCTACAATCGGAACAACATTTTTAAATGTTGACAAAGCAAGAGATTTTGCTACTCAAAATAATTTCAATACAAGAATAGATTTACAAAACTATGTACACGTTACAAACATTTACAATGCACCAGATATAGGTTTTGTTTCTGGAGATGTTGAGGCACTTAAAGCAGTAAACTTATATGCTTATCCTACATCTGCTCGAGGAACACAAAATACAGGATCTGGTTCAACAGTTTATCAACTTGGTCGTGCTAAATCCAGAGGATTTGAATATGTAACAGGACCTGCAAGTGCAAATATTTTTGCTAGTTCGTCTGCTACATCAGCAGTATATAAACATTATCTATTTGATATAGAGATGTTTACTCACTTAAACATTTTATCAAATCAATCTTATTCTGCTGGAGATCGAATAACTGGTAACACTTCAGGTGCTACAGGTTATGTACACAATTCTTCAACAACTGAAGCAACTGCTGTTTCTAGTATTACAGTTGCAAGTCCAGGTGTTGTAACTGCTACAGGTCATAAATTTAGAGAAGGACAACAAATTAAATTTAGTGCTATAAGTGCTGAAAATAATTCTACTGCTATTACAACTAGTGATATATTTACAGTTAGAAATCCAGATACAAATACTTTTGAATTATATGAATCAAATGGAACAACAGCAACTAATATAACTTCTTTTTCATCGGCTGGTAATGCAATTCACGGTGTTGTAGTAGTTTCATCTGTAAACGGGACATTTGTTGCAGGAGAAACAATTACAGACGGAAGTAACACTGCTGTAATTCAATCAGACGCTGTAGGATTTAAAGCAGTAAGATCACACGAATTTTCTGCTGTTAAACAAGTTGGTATGGCAGGTGGCACTTTAATTTCTTATACTGCTGATACAGCATTAGACTCAACTTACGGAGATGTAACAGAATTAACAGGTCTTGTTTCAATTGTAAACAGTTCAACCGCATTGATAGGTTCAGGTACTTCTTTTTTAACTGAATTAAAAGTAGGTGATGAAATTACTTTTGATACAGACGCAGGTACAACAATTTCAAAAAATGTTGAGGCAATAATATCTAATACAAGTATAACTTTATCTTCTGCTGTAGGCGGATCAGACGTAACAACATCAAATGTATTTTATAGAAAAAGAAGTAAGTTAAACGGATCAAATAAAAACATTTCAATATTTCAGTTACCTTATAAAAAAATTAAAACATTAAATACAACTGCTAACGGCGGTGCTTCAGATACAAACTATTCTTATAGAAAACAATTTACTGCTACACTATCTGCTAATGGTGACGCAACTATAACTGCTGGTACAAATGAAACTTTTGCTTCACTATTAGAAAAAGACTTTGTTGTATCTATCGTTGTATTAGGTGCAGGATCAACAGGTGCTCTTGGTGATGTATTAAGTTTAAGTGGTAACAACCACGAAGGTGATGCTATCTTTGAAGCAGGTGGATCTCCTGTAGGTAAAACATTAAAATTTGACTTTGGTGCAAATTATCAAGGACATAAAATAAAAATTTTAGCAACAATATCTAAATCAATTGGTGATTTAAAAACTAAAACATTAACAGCATCCACATCTGTTGTAGGTTTGCCTAATATATCTAGTCAAACAGAAATAGAAAGTGGAACAATAAGATTAAAAAGAGCTGACATATTACGAGTAAATGCTGTTTATATGTCTGCTGATTTTTCAACAGCTGCAACTTCTAGTAGCACAAATATAACAAGTAGATTTGATTTAGACAATGGTCAAAGAGATAATTATTATGATATTGGTAGATTAGTTTTAAAAACAGGTGAATTAACACCTACAGGTCAATTATATGTTGACTTTGATTTCTTTGAACACGGTACTGGTGAATACTTTGCTGTAGATTCATATACAGGTAGTATTGACTATGAACAGATTTATACTTACGTTTCAGATACAACAGGTAAAGAATACGATTTAAGAGATTGTATTGATTTGAGACCTCGTGTAGATGACGCTTCAACTATACCTGGTTCTACTTCAGGTTCAAATTACGAAAGATCGTTTGACGGTACAGGTGCTTCAGTTATTAATTACATTGAATTTGGTTCTGATATGTCAAATGACTTTGAATATTACTTACCAAGAATAGATAAAATCTTTTTAGACAAAGAAGGTAACTTTAAAGTTTCAAAAGGTAATTCTGCATTAGTTCCACAAACACCTTTAGATGTTGCAGGCGCAATGCACCTTTACACATTAGAAATTCCTGCTTACACATTATCAACCGAAGATGTAACAATTAAGAAGATTGATAATAGAAGATTTACAATGAGAGATATTGGTAAATTACAAGACAGAATAGAAAACTTAGAATACTATACTCAATTATCTCTATTAGAAACACAAGCACAAAATTTACAAATCCAAGACGCAAGTGGATTTGATAGATTTAAAAATGGATTTGTTGTAGATAACTTTACAGGTCACAACATTGGTGATCCAGGTAACGTAGATTATAAATGTGCGATTGATATGGCAAGAGGTGAATTAAGACCTATCTTTAATGAGGATGCCGTTTCATTAGTTGAAACAGATGATGATGGAACAGCAATTGTTGCCGCTGATAGAACAGCTGCTAATTATCAAAAAACTGGAGACTTGATTACTTTACCATACACAGAATCAACTTTAATAGATCAACCATTTGCAAGTAAAACTTTAAATGTTAACCCATTTGATATTAGAAACTTTACTGGTTCTATTCAGTTAACACCAGAAACAGACGAATGGAAAGAAACAGAAAGAGCACCAGAATTAGTTATTAACAACGTAGGTGGTTTTGACACACTTGCTTCAAATTTAGGAAATAGTGCATTGTCTGGATTTGAAATTGGTACAATATGGAATGAATGGCAAGATTCTTGGACAGGAACACCAGTTGATATTGCAAGTAGAGATACTTCAGGAGAATTAAGAGCAGGTCGTAGAGTATTTAGAGAAACTGAAATTGAATCTATTACTGCTGTTTCTCAAACAAGAACAGGTGTTAGACAAACAATCGTACCTCAAACAATTAGAAATAGTATTGGTGACAGAATTATATCAGTTGCCTTTGTTCCATTTATTAGAAGTAGAGATGTAGAATTTACTGCTACTAGAATGAAACCAAATACAAGAGTTTATCCATTCTTTGATAACATTGATATTACCGCATACGTAACACCATCAGGTGGTGCATTAGGTGGTTCTTTAGTTACAGATAATAACGGTTCTGTATCTGGAACATTCGCAATACCTGATCCTAAAGTTGACGCAAATCCTAGATGGAGAGCAGGTACAAGAGTATTCAGATTAACAAGTTCATCAACAGATGGTAGAACAGATGTAGAAACTGCTGCTGAATCAGATTACGTAGCAAGAGGATTATTAGAAACTGTACAAAATACAATTATCTCTACAAGAGAACCTACAGTTGTTAGAGAAAGTACAAGTGAAACAAGATCAATCGCTAGATCATCTACAAGACAATCTACAAGAACAGTTGGTTGGGTAGATCCACTAGCACAAACATTCTTAATTGATGATGAAGGTGGTGTATTCTTAACATCTATAGATATTTTCTTTAGTTCAAAAGATGATAACATTCCAGTATCATTACAAATAAGAGAAGTTATAAACGGTTATCCTGGAAATAAAATATTACCATTCTCGGAAGTTAGTTTAAATCCTGGTTCTGTTAATACAAGTGCTGACGGTACAACAGCAACTACATTTACATTCTCTAGTCCTGTATTCATACAAGAAAACATTGAATACTGTTTTGTATTATTAGCAAATTCAGACAAGTATCTAGTTTATGCAAGTAGATTAGGTGAAACAGTTATTGGTTCAAATAGAACAATATCTCAACAACCTTATGCAGGTGTTTTATTTAAATCACAAAACGGTTCTACTTGGACTGCTGATCAAAACGAAGACTTGAAATTTAAAATTAAAAGAGCAGAATTTAGTTCTACTCCAGGTACAGTTACGTTATCAAATGCAACTCTTCCTGTTAGAACATTATCATCTAATCCTATTAGAACAACAAACGGTTCAAATGTTGTAAGAGTATTCCACAAAAATCACGGAATGCACGGTCTAACAAATAGAGTTACAATTTCAGGCGTACCTTCTTCAGGTATTAATGGTATTGTACAAAACGAAATTAATGCTACTCACACATCTATTTCAAATGTTACGTTAGATAGTTACGATATTACTTTAACAGGAAACGCAACTGCTACAGGTGATATTGGTGGAAGTGCTGTAACTGCTTCACAAAACAGATTATTTGATGTATTGAATATAAATGTTTCAACACTTGCAATACCTGGTACTTCTATTGCAACAACTTTAAGAACAACAAGTGGTAGAGGTATACACGGATCAGAAACAGAATTTAGCAGACAATCTGCTTCTGAAGCAGAAGCTATTGTTACAAACGATAACATTTACTTTACATCTCCTAGAATGGTAGCAAGTGAAGTCAATGAAACTAATCAAGCAACTTTAGGAAATGGTACAAGAACACCATCTATAATAACAAACTATACATTAAGTACAAACAATACTAAACATACACCTGTTTTAGATTTACAAAGAGCAAGTGCTTTTGTTATACATAATAGATTAAATAATCCTACTGCTGGTAATACACCTAACTTTGTTGCTGAAACGGCAAGTACAGGTGGTTCTGCGTCTGCTGTTTATTTAACAAGACCTATTACACTTGCAAATGCTTCAACAGCATTAGATATTAGATTAACTGCTAATGTACAATCAAGTTCAGAAATAGAAGTTTACTATAGAACAACATCATCAAGTGAACCTAGAGATATTGAAAACTTATCATATGTACCATTTAACGGTGATGGAAGTGAAGACGTTGCAGTAACTCCTGCTTCAGATTCACAAACATACCAAGAATACAAATATTCAGCAACTGGAATAGAAGACTTTACTGCCTTTCAAATTAAAATAGTTATGAAAGGTACGATAACATCTTATCCACCAATTATAAAAGACTTTAGAGGTATTGCTCTGGCAGTATAATTTTTATGACTATATTAAAAGTACAAGGTTATGAAAGTTTAGTGAGAGATACAAGATCAAATGCGATTGTTAATACAAATAAAAGTGAATACAAAATGTATATGGCAAGAGCAAGAGCAAGAGAACAACAAGGTGATGAAATAAGAAATGCTGTAAAAGAGATAAATAATCTAAAAGCAGAATTAAGAGAAATAAAAAATTTAATAAAAGAAGTAGTTAAAAATGGCAGTTAGATCAGTAGCAATAACAGATACACTAGAAACATTTAGAACGCAATTTAATACACTTGCGGCAAGTGATTTTGGTGATATAGCAACTTTAGATCCATCACTTTCAGCAACAAGTGTCATTGGTGCGGTTAACGAATTATCAGCACAGGTTTCTGCTTCACTTGGTATCTTTATTGAAGATAGTTCATCTACTCAACAACAAATCGGTGCAGGACAAACTTTAACAGTTTTAGGTACATCAAATCAAATTAATGCTGTTGTATCTGTTCCTGATACATTAACTATTTCAATGCCTAATGATGTTACGATTGCAAACAATCTTACTGTTTCAAATCAATTAACGGTAACTGATACTGCTTTAATAGATGGCACATTAACTATTGCAACAGGTTCTATTACAGATTCAAGTGGTACAATATCTTTTTCAAATGAAAATTTAATTACTACAGGTACAATCAATACTGGCGGTGCGACTGTAACATCTTTATCATCTACAGGCGCTGTTTCTGGTACAACAATTACAGGTTCAAGTACAGTTACAGGTGCTAATTTAGTTTTAACAACAAATGGTACATTAACTTTTGAAGGTTCTACAAATGATGATTTTGAAACTACTTTAACAGTTGTAAATCCTACTGCTGATAGAACAATTACTTTACCTAACATAACAGGTACAGTTGTAACTACTGGTGATACTGGTACAGTTACAAGTACAATGATTGCAAATGGAACAATTGTTAACGCTGATATAGCAGACACAACTATTAGAGCAGCAAAATTAAATTTATCTGCTGATACACTAGTTGTAGATACTTTACAAGCAAATACAATTACAGGAACTGCTTCAGTTGCTCAGTTAGTAGAATTAACAGATAACGGAAATTTAAACGAAACAGTTTACTTAACTTTTGCCGATGGTGCTACAGGTAATCAAGGATTAGAAACAGATCCAGGTTTAACTTATAATCCAAGTACAAATATTTTATCTACAACTGCTTCACAAGCAAACTACGCCGACTTAGCAGAGAAATATGTATCAGATGAAGAATATTTACCAGGTACTATTGTTATGTTTGGTGGTTCACAAGAAATTACTATTGCAACTGAAAAAACAAAAGCAGTTGCTGGTGTTATATCAGAAAAACCTGCTTATTTAATGAATAGTGGATTAACAGATACATTAGCATTAAATGTTGCTTTACAAGGAAGAGTACAATGTAAAGTAAAAGGTAATATTAATAAAGGTGATATGATTGTTGTAAGTGATGTATCAGGAGTTGGTATTGCTGATAATGATCCTAAATTAGGAACAGTTGTCGGTAAAGCATTACAAAGTTACAATAGTGAAGAAGTTGGAACTATAGAAGTCGTGGTTGGTAGACTGTAATAAATATTACAGTTATGATTGCTGAATTGATGAACGAAGTAGTATCGTATGAACGATACGAAAATAATGAATTATTTTATATAGACAAAGACGGAAAAGACTTTTCTGTAAAAAACACTTTATCATTTTCTGAATGGTTAATAAAAAAAGATAACTTCCCTACTATCAAAGTTGAAGGCATAGAAACAAATGCTTTTATCACATCAAATTTTCCACGTATAGATTTTAATACAGTACATTTATTTGTACAAAACAAAAAAGGTTATAGTTTTGATTGGCACAAAGATGATACAAATGTTTATCTTTATGTAGTCAAAGGTCGTAAAAAAGTTTTTATAGATGATGAACAACATTGGGTTGGTTTTGGAGATGGCATACATATATTAAAAGGAAATAAACATAAAGTTGAAAGTGATAATGACACTTGGGCATTAAGTTTAGGTTATGAATAATGAATTGGATGTTTTATATAAAGACAACGGAAACTTGTCAATTAAATTGCAAACATTGTTTTACTAATGGTATAAACGGTGCAAAAATTTATTTCAATCCCACAAAGACAATAGACTGGTTTAAAAGATTTAGAGATTATCATCCTAACGAATTAGATTCTGCACACTTAGAGTTTCACGGTGGTGAACCTTTTTTAGCACCTGTTTCTCATATGACAAAAGTTCATAATGAATTAAAAGACTTATGGAAAAGACAAACTTTTGGTATAACATCTAATTTAGTTTTTAAATTAAAAGATGAACACTTTGAGTTTATAGACGGACCTTTAAACAAAAGAATGGGTACAAGTTGGGATCCTAAAATAAGATTTGAAAATGATAAACAAGAAAAGTTGTGGGAAAAGAATATACAAACTTTATTAGATAGAGGCGTTACAATAAAACTTTTTATATCTGTTACACAAGATACAATCAATATCGAACCAATTGAATTATTAAAATGGATAAGAGATTTAGGTGTACAAGAAGTTTCATTTGAAAGACTTACAGGTAATGGTAATGCGAATTTACATCCAGAGATATTTCCAAAGAACATAGAACAAGACGCTTGGTTTCTAAAAATGCACCATCAAAGTGAAGAATACGGTGCTAGAAAATGGTTTGAAAATGAAACATTAGAAGTCATCTATGATAAATTTGATACAGGATTTTTAAAAGGTGGTACATTTTGTAGAGATTGTGAACAAAAAATCTTTACAATTAACGCAGATGGCACAATATCAGGTTGCCCAAATGCAGCACCAGAGTTTCAATTTGGTCATTTAAATGACGATATAAAAAGTCTTATAAATAGTCCAAAGAGAATACACAACATTGTTTGTGAAAGGTCACGTAATCCTTTATGTTTTAAGTGTCCTGTATTTGAATTTTGTGGTGGAGATTGTCACCAACTTGCTTGGCAAGGAGATATTTGTGGCGCACCAAAAAGTTTAATGAAAGAATTAAAAGGAAAATTAAGTTATGGCAATATCAGATCCAGTTAGTAAAGCGGGTATCGTAAATAGATTTGAAGATTTGGTTACAGACGTTGCAAATACAGGCATTGTATGGGGAACAGACAATAAACCATTTACAGAAATGCCTGATGGTAATTATGCTGGTACAACTGCTGGCGACAGCATAAACATTACAAGTGCTGACATCACAGGTACAGTTATTACTGCTTCAACTATACGTACTGTTTTAGAAACAGAAGCTGCGTTATATACAAACATTAGACAACAACAAGCAATTTTATTTGTAGAAGGTGCAGGTGGTAACACAGGTTCACGTCCAACACCAGGTACAATTTTTGACCAAACCCAAGTTGCACACTTAGACACAGGTAATCGAGCATCTTTAGGTGCTATTAGTTCTGGAAGTGTAACAACAGGAAATGTTATAGATGATACAAATTTAGAAACATATATGGGAAACATTGCAACAGCATACAATACAATTAGAACAACAACGATAACAGATCAGGTAAATGTGTGCCACGCAAGTTGCCACTCATCTTGCCACGGAAGTAGAGGAAGAAGATAATGATTATAGAAACAAAAGCACCAATTGCTATTGATGAATTGAAAAAATATTTTACTGACAAAGACGTAAGTTATTTAATTGATTATTCAACAAGTGAATTAAAAGGTAAAAAACTTTTAACTTATTTAAGTAACTTAGATATACCTGCTGATATTAAAAATGTAGATTTAGAATTAGTTAAAGAATATTTACATTCTGTTTCTTTAGTTAATATTAAATCATTAGAAAACATTGTAATAGATATTTTACTTGTAGAAAAGAACCTTGCAAAGAACGAACATTACAATAAGTTTATTACAGAAAATTTTGAGATTATTGAAAAATGGAAAAACAAATTAGAAAGTTTGACTTTGTATAATATGTATATGTTAAATTCAGATGAATTTAGAGATTATGCAAAATCATATCCAAATGATGAAACAAAAGATTTAGAAGGTGTAAACTTTGTAAGTCTTTTAAAACACGAGAGATTTTTCTCATATTACGGTAGAATAAATAATGATAAACTAAAGTTTTATAATCATTACTTTAATGACTATATGTTTAGAGGAAAAAATATGTTTGACTATTGGGCAAACGATAAAAACCCTCTATTCTTGTTGACTTGGGCAGTTGCAAATAATAAAGGTAAAGACTATATCAACGCTAAAAAGGAATTTATAAAAAATGTTACATCTATTCAATAAAGTTTATTTAGAATTAGACGATAAGATAGAATTAAATTACGATAGAGTTGTTATCGGAACTTGTGGTGTACCACTTGCCGATCGAGTTGCAGATGTAACTAGCGGACAACTATTAAGTTATTCAACAAGTTATCCAGACAATTTTGTAAACTTAATTACATCAATTAAATCACATACTGATACAAGTAATAAAAAACTAATCATCTATGCTGATAAAACAAACTATACAAAATTATTCATAGAGTGGGTTAAAACAATATTACCTAACCTTGATCTATCTTCATTTAATAAACTAAAAGACTTAACTGTTTATAAAGAAAGAGTTATTAATAATACTCAATTACAAACTGTTGGTTCTATTAATATGACACAACTATGGGCAGGTCTTGGTGATTTAACAGACACATTTAATAATACAGTTGTTTCAGATGAACAAAGATCATCTATCAAAAGTTTAAATTTAAATTATTCATATGAGTATTTACTTGCTGATCACTTTAGTGGATCAACAAATTATACATCTTCATTAAATACAACAGTTCATAGATTTTTAATTAGATGGTTCAAAGAAGCATTTACAGATAATAGAGAAATGGTTTTAATGAATCTGTTAAATAAAACTTTTCAAACTGGATTATCATTTACTGAAAGTGATGTAAATTTAACTTCATCAAATCCTATATCTGGCGTTTCTTCACTTCAATACTATGCAGATGAAACTATATGGGAACAAAAAGATACAATTAGTTCAGGTGTTTATGGTATATGTAATTTAGAAGGTATCAATCAAACACAAGTTGACGGATTAAGAACATTAATTAAAAAAGTTTATGCAGATGTAGAAGGAATGGAAATCAATAGAACAATGTTTAGTGCTTTTGATTACTTAGAGTATGCTGTAAAAGATTCTATTTCAAATACAGAAATGAATACTGTTTTAGACTTTGTTGTTGCAAATCCATTTGATACTTGTTTAGTACCTAAATTTGATTTTCAAAATGTAAACTTTGTTTTAATTCAACACATTTTCAATTTAAAGAGAGATAACAATACCGAGGCATTAACGAAATTTAGATTATTATAGAGGGGTAAAGTGAGAGAATTTATCATTGACCCAAAGCGTGATCCAGAACAAGAATACACAATACATTTATTTGAGTTTTGTAATTTAAGATGTTCGTTTTGTTGGCAAAACCACGAAGATACGATAGGTATAGATAACGTAGTAGATAAACTACCGTTTATTGAAAAGTTTATTTCAAAAGAGTTAAGAAAAAAAGTTCTATTCAATGTAATGGGTGGTGAAGTCTTTGCACCTGCAATCTACAATAAAAATCTCAATGAAGGATACAAACTACTTTCAAAAGGTATAGAAGATATTTGTAAAAAATATAATAAAGAATTTGTGATTAATTGGGTTACAAATTTAGTTACAAATGAAGAAGGTAATAATTTAATAAGAGATTTATTAGATTGGTCAAAATCAAATAATATAACTGCTAGATTAACAACAAGTTATGACCCTCGTGGTCGTTTTAACGCAACTGATTTACAAATATTTAAAGATAATGTTGAATATTGGAAAGATGAATTAACTTGTTTTTCTTGTTTGATGACTAAATCAAATTTAGAATATTACTTAACAAATAATGATGAATACTTTGATTATCTTTATAAGTCTGGTAAATATATTTACTTTGATTACTATATGCCAGATCACGCTGCTAAACATCAAATGCCAAGTGATGAATTATTATTAAAGTTTTTTAAATGGTTAGTAGATAATTATCCAAATACACATCCTGTTAGAGATTGGATTTTCAATAAGAAAAATTATGCTTCTTGTAGAACAAGTAAGTTAGTTTTAGCAGACGGTACATTATGTCAATGTGGTAATTTAACACAACATCCTAAATCATTAAGTATGTACAAAAGTCCTATTAAGAGAATGGATAATAGTGAGATTGAAAATAAGTTTTTAGAAAAATACAACTGTGCTTCTTGTGAATTTTTAGATAGATGTACACTAGGTTGTTTTATGAATAGAGATTACAAATACTTGGAGGAACTAAATGAGTGTGTCTTCAAACTTACGCACCGATATATCGAAGATGTACGAGTACAACGAGGATACGAAGCTCGTTGATATTCAAATACCTAATGTTGATATTAAGTTAGATACATTACCTATTAAACATCCGTTTGTACCTAGAATATGTGATAGACAAGCACATTTCTTTATATGGTGGGGAACTGTAGAAAGTGATCCTGATATATATGAAGACGCTATTAAAAACAAAGGTGAAGAACAATGGGTTAATTGTGATGACAATTGGAAGTTAGAAAAAGGTGTTGCTATGTTACATATCTATGATGATGAGGTAATTGTCGGCAGTATTAAGTATGCTGGACATATGAATAGAAAATCTAAAAGTGAAATACGAAACTTCATAAGATTAATGTATTCAGATATATTAGAATGTTTTGATGATAGAAAAATCATAATACCATCTGGTTCTTACTTTGAACACTTACATTTAACTATGAATCAAAAGAAGATACAACACGAACCTTATCATAGAGAATTAATGCAACAATTCGGTTTTGAAAGGCAAGATAAGTATTGGATACGATATGCAAATCAAGTTTATAGATACCATTGAAATTGTAGATAACTTTTTAGATGATAAGAAGTTAATAGATGATTTAAAACAAGAAAGTAAAATCACTAATACAATTGAAGGACAAGATACACATAACTTTACAGAACCTCAAAAAAAGTTTTACGAGTTAATTAATAAAGTTATTGTAAATTATTGTTTTGAAAATGACATTGAATATACTAATTTAAAATTTTCTAATTTACAAAAAGGTAATCTACACAAATACGATCAATCAAAAGTAACAAATCATTTGTATGAACCACACCACGATATGGTAGAAAGTTCTTATATAACTGCTATCTATTATATTGATAGTGATTACTCTACTGAAAAGTGGGTGGGTGGTGAATTAGCAATCTATAAGAGTCTGACGTTTGCAGAATATCCGCACAATACAGTAAACATATTACCAAAGAAAAACAGATTAATTATCTTTCCAGGTTTTTTAGTGCATAGAGTTAAACCTTATTTCGGTGATAATCCTAGATCATCATTAGTGTTAGGGTGGAAAATAAAAGATCAACCAAAAGTTTTACCTATAAAAGTATAATGGATTTAATAATTAAACCTACAGAATTATGTAATTTTAAATGTACGTTTTGTTCATCTACAAAGATAGCACAACACAAAAAAGATTTATTAAATCATAATTATATCTTTAGATTTCTTAAAAGATTTCCTCAAACTAAAACAATCATAGTTAATGGTGGTGATCCTTTAATGGTTGAACCAGGTTATTACTGGAGAATTATTGATTGGTTAGATGAACATAATTATAATACTTCTATTTCGTTAACAACTAATCTCTGGCCGTTTTATGTTAAACCTAAAAAGTGGGCACCTTTATTTAATAATGATAGAGTAGGTATTACAACATCTTTTCAATACGGTGGTGGTAGACTAAAAGGTGACTTTACAGAATTTACTGAAGAAGACTTTTGGAAATGTTCAGATACAATGTTAGAGTATTGTGGTTATCGACCTGATTTTATTGCTGTTATTGTGCCAGAGAACGAAGATATGGCATTAAAAAACGTAGAATTGGCGTACAAAATGAGTGATGGAAAAGAACCTAAAGATACGTTTGAAAATTTATCAAAAGAAAAAACGGGTGTTGAATGTAAATTAAATTATGCTATGTCAAGTGGCGACCAAGATAAACCATATTTGTTAAGTAAGATATATCAAAAGTATGTAGAGATATGGGAAAAAGGTTTACATCCTTGGGAGTTTAATACTCGACAAATGATGAAAAGAATTAGAGATGAAATAACTTTATGTCCTCAAAATAGAAAATGTGATGAGGGTATCAGATCATTTAATCCAAGTGGTGATTATTATAGTTGTGGTGCTTTTGGTGATGATAAAGATAAAGCAATAGACTTTGAAGCAGAAATGCAAGGTAAGTTTTTTACACCATTACAAAAAGATGTAAACTTGTTTAGTATGAAACGTGCTTGTTTAGAATGTCCTATGTTTAATATATGTAATGGATGTAGAAAGACAATTAAAGATTTTAAAAAACATAATGTAGTAGAAGATCATTGTAGATTAATGAAAACTATCGCACCAAAGATACTAAAAGCAAATGATCTAAATATAGAAGTAACTCCTTACGTGGATGAAAGAAATGTTAGATAAATTTTTAAATAATGGATTTTTCAAAGTAACTGACTCAAAAGCATTTAAGTTCTTTGATATAGATACTGTCGAATGGACAGACAAAGGTGAAATGGGTGTAGCAATTATTGAACGTAACGATAAGATAGAAAAACAATTAGAAAAGACTAGAGATTATGTTAGTGATAATATCATACTACCTCATTTAGGTTCTCACGCTTATAGTAAAATAGAAGTTGTAAATGGATTAGATAAACCTACATTAGAATGGCACAATGATTTAGTTGAAGGTCCTAATTGTGGTTGTTTATTATACTTTGATGATACAGACGAAGATACAGGCGGTGCAATTAAATTTAGACACGCTAAATCAAAAGATCAAATAAGTGAAATCTATCCTAAAAAATTTGACATCATAGTTATCAATCATAGTTTAAGATTTCAACATATGGTAACTGAACAAAAAATGCCAGTACCTCGTAGAGTGATGAGTTTAAACTTTTACTTAGATGAAAGATTATCAAAATGATTTTAAACTATTGGCCAACACCTATAATGTACGATAGAATTAGTAACAACAAGTTATTAGATAAAACTACACAATACATTTTAACTGCTTACAATGATAATACAAGTGCAAATATCTTACATCAAAATATATTAGATGATAAAGAATTAACAGATTTTAGAAAAGAAATAATTGTACCTACTTTTGATAAATTTTATAAACAAGAGTTTGGTTTTAGTATTAAGGAAAAAAGATTTCATTTGAGAGGGTGGATAACTGGTTATGGAATAACTTATTCAATGAGAAAACATAATCATTCAGGTTCACATTTAAGTGCTGTATTTTATTTACTAGCAGAGGAACAAGATAAGGGTGGTCGTTTAGTAATAAGTGATCCTAGATTTAATGCAAATCGAGGATATAAAGATGAGTTTAATAAATGGTTTGAACCACATACTATAATTCCTTGTACAGGAGATGTAGTTCTTTTTCCTAGTTTTCTTTATCATAATGTAGAAACATTTTATGGTAAACTAAGACTTGCAATGCCAGTAGATTTAATATTGTACGACAATGAATAAAATAACTGTATCAATTAATCCATCTTATTTTTGTAACTTTAGATGTAACTTTTGTTATCTAACACCTGAGCAATTAGGTAATCAAAAAAGAATACCCTTACCTATTTTAGATAAACGATTAGAAGAATTATCTAAAGTAAGAGAAATAGAATGGATAGATTTATATGGTGGTGAAATAGGTGCATTAAAGAAAAATTACTTTTATGGTTTACGAGATGTTATAAGAAGATGGTATGGTGGAAAAATAAACATCATTACAAACTATAGTATGTTGCACGAAGGATTTTATGAAGATGACTTTTATCTTTCTGTAAGTTATGATTTTGAAGCAAGAGAAAAATCTGATTTAGTTTATAATAATATGATTATGAGTCCTGTACCAATTGCTGTATTAATACTTGCAAGTGAAAAAGTTATTAATATGAATGTAGATGAAATGATTTTAAAATTAAATTTATGTACATCTATAGAAAGTGTTGAGATTAAACCTTATTCTATTAATCAAGCAAATGCACAACCAGTAACACATAGAGATTTTGAAAACTTTGTACAAAAATGGATTGAAAGTAAAGTACATAAGAATTTTGATTTTATAAATGAAGGTAATATTATTAGAAGTTTAAAAAAAGAATATAACGCATTTTCAAACGATCACGTTTACATCACACCGAACGGTAACTTTGGTGTTTTAGAGTTTGATAAAAATGATAAAGAATATTTTAAAGAGTATAATAACTTTAAGTTTATAGAAAAATGGGCAAATGATGAACCACTAAATAACATATCAGACATATGCAAACAATGTAATTATTATGGTCATTGTTTAACTGAACATTACAGATATGTCAAAGATTTGAAAAACGGTTGTAATGGATATAAAGGACTATTAGATTGGTATGGAAAAGAAAGATTGGAAGATAAGACAAGAGTTATATCATAGACTACACAAAGAACACAAAGACAATCTTTATGGTTATGATATTTTAATGTCAGACGATATAGTCAATGACGCTATAGACTATTTCAATGAAACTGAAATGCCCTTTATCTATCCAGCAAAAAGTTATGTAGTAGCAATATGTTACGCTACGTGGTTAGCAAGAGATTTTAAAGAAGACTTTTACGACTTATTGAGAGATAAGGAACTTCTTTATAATAATGATCCATACTTTAAAACGTATGAAGAAGACAAAGACACATATGATAAGATTATAGAAAAAGTCTTACCATTTGATGAAAACAAGGGAATTGTGCCTGACATAAAAGAATATTATAAGGCAGAATTTTTCGATATAAATATAACATAAGGAGATATTATGGCAATAACTATAGATGGAAAAGTGTATGATGAAACTAAGTTCAGTTTAAAACTAAGAAATTACATTGTCGCTAGACAAGAGATAGATCAAGGTAAAATCAGACACGAAATCGAGTTGGAAAAAATACAAGTGCTTACAGATTATTATAACACTAAAATAGGTGATTTATTAAAAAAAGAGAAAGTACAACCAGAAAAACCAGAGTAGTATTAAATGGCAGCAGTCGCAAATCTAATCATTGACCAAGGCGCAACTTTTACATCTGACATTACAGTAAAAGACGCTAGTGGAAACGCATTTAATTTAACTGGATATACTGCTGAAGCAAAGATGGCAAAGGGATATGCCTCTACAAGAACACGTACTACAATAACTGCTACAATTTCTGGTGATCCTACAACTGGAACCGTTGCTCTTTCTCTAACACCTGTTCAAACAGCGGCTTTAGACGCACCAGAAAGATACGTTTATGACGTGGAAATCACGCAAACCTCTTCAGGTGCTGTAACTAGAGTTATTGAGGGTATAATTACTGTAAGACCAAACGTAACAACAAGTTAAAAGTATTATAAATATTGTTTAAAGAGAGAGGTTTGGATGCCAACAATTACAGCAAAGATTAATGCCCCTACTTCTAGTGGCCCACAACAAGTATCTGTAACTTTACCTTCTGGTCAAGCACTTCAAAATAGTTCTCTTTCTTTAAAATTATTAGGTGATGTTGACGTAACCGATTTAAATGATGGTGCATTATTACAATACAGAGCAAGTGATGGCAAGTTTGTAAGTAGAAACGAAATTGTTACCACGACTGGAAATCTAACATTTAACGGCGGAAGTTTTTAATAAGATATGACAACAGTAATACAGATAAAAAGAAGTCCTAATACTACTGCTCCATCCTCACTCAAACTTGGAGAATTAGCATATACATACGGAACAGGTACACAAGGTAATGCTGGAGATAGACTCTTCATTGGTACAGGTGGTGTAGATTTAAACGGTGATGCTCTTTTTGAAGATGTAATTGGTGGTAAGTATTTTACTCAAAAATTAGATCACGTAGATGGCACATTAACTGCTAGTTCAGCAATTTTAGTTGACGCTAATTTAGCAATCAACACACTAAATGTAGGTAACGCATTATCAACAGGTGGTGAAATAAGATTTAACGAAGGTACAAATAATGGTACTGAGTATATAGGATTAAAAGCACCAAATGCAATTACAACATCTAAAACATTTGTTTTACCTGGTGCAGACGGTACTTCAGGACAATTTTTAAAAACAGACGGTTCAGGTAATTTATCATTTGGAACAGTTAATCAATTTATTACTTTAGCTGCTGACGCAGGATCTCCAGATCAATATAATACTTCAGAAACTTTAACCTTTACAGGTGGTACAGGATTAGATTCAGCAGTTTCAAATAATCAAATTACATTCAACATTACTAATTCAGGTGTTGATACAACACAAATAGCTGATGACGCTGTAACAAACGCAAAACTATCTACAAACGGTGAATTAATTTTAGGTTCTTCTACTTTACAATTAGGTACAACTACAACTGATATTGCAGGATTAACTTCTTTAGTTGTTGATGACATAACTGTTAACGGTGCTTCAATCACAACAACTGCTTCAAATTTAGATATTAATTTAACACCACACGGAACTGGTGTTGTAAAAGTTCCAGCAGGTTATGACCAAAGAGCAGGATTTGATACTGACTCATTAGTTCCTAAATCAT